GGCAGGGTGCTGAGCGTCGTCGCGGATGTGAGCTTCACCGTCGACATCAACTCGGCCGGCTTCACCGCTTTCAGCGGCGACACTGGCGGCACCGTGCGGACCGCGCCGCCGCCGGCACCGCCGACCGCGCCACCGGTGCCTCCGCCCCCACCGCCACCGCCGCCACCACCGACTGGCGGCGGCGGTTATGGCGGCGGCTGGTGCGTCGCTGACGACACACTGATCCTGCTCGCCGATGGCAGCGAGATCGAGGCGCGCCTCCTCAAGGTCGGCATGCTCGTGAGGACGCAGCATGAGGACAGCCTCGAATGGGGCGACTATCCCGTCCAGGCGATTGAGCTGGCCTGGCAACCGGTGCTTCGCGCCGAGGGATATCCCCGCGCGACGGCGGAGCATCTGTTCTGGATCGATGGCGCCTGGGTGCGGATGGATGCGATCGGCGAGCCTGACGGTTCGGCCTGGGTGGCGAAGATCGCGGTTGCGGGCGCGCGCACCTATGTCTCGGCTGGCGTTCTGTCGCACAACAAGCGCGCGGACGGGCCTGAGCTATGAGTGTCGCCCGCCTCTTTCGCGTAGGGTCGCCCTATAATGCGAGCGAACTGGCCGAGCTCGATTTCGAGCAATCGGCGGATACGATGTACCTCGCGCATATCAACCATCCGCCGGCCAAGCTGGTGCGCGGCGGGCATACGAACTGGACCTTCAGCGCGATCAGCTTCACGCCTACGCTGGCTGCGCCGACCGGTGTCAGCGCGACTGCGCCTGACCCGATCCCGAACCAGGATGCTGACGGCACGCCGCCACACAATGCCTATTTCCCGCAGCCAGCGAGCTATGTCGTAACCTCTGTCGATGACGTATCTGGTATGGAAAGCCGGCCATCGACGCCGGACAGCGCGACCAACGACCTGACGCTGAAGCGCAACAGCAACACGATCAGCTGGTATGCGGCAACCGGCGCCAGCCGATACCGGGTCTACAAAGCCGATAACACGCAGGAATTTGGCTATATCGGCAACACCGTCTCGACCTATTTCGTCGATGATAATATCGGGCCCGACTATTCCGACGGGCCGCCGGTCGGGAGCAATCCGTTCGACGACTTCGAAGCCGACTTAACCGGCAGCATCACGGGAACGGTGCTCACCGTCACCGCGATCGCAAGCGGCGAACTCGCCGCGAACAAGACACTGTCGGCACCGGGCGTTACGACCGGCACCATGATTACGGGCCAGCTCAGCGGCACGGCCGGGGGCATTGGGACCTATAGCGTGTCGGCATCGCAGGCTGTCGCGAGCGGTACGATCGTTGCCAGGGACATGGGGAATTATCCCTCGACGGTGACCTTTTTCGAACAGCGATTGCTCTGGGCCCGTACCGCCAACCACCCGAACGCGATCTATGGTTCGCGATCGGGCAGTTTCGAGAATATGGACATCTCGCGGCCATTGAAGGCGTCGGATTCGCTCAGCTTCGCGCTCGTCGCGGGGCGGGTGAACGCGGTCAACCAGCTCGTCTCGATGAACGATCTCCTCGCGCTGACGTCGGACGCGATCTTCAAGATCGGGGGCGGGCAGGCGGGCTATATCAGCGCGACCGATTTCGTGACGCGGCGGCAGAACGGGCGCGGGGCTTCGCGGCTCTCCCCGCTCGTGATCGACAGCGTGTGCTTCTACCAGACCGCGATCGGCAATGGCGTGCGCACGCTGGGGTATGAATTCCAGACGGATTCGATCAACTCGAACGATGTGACGATTTTTTCGCCGCACCTGTTCCGGGGGTTCGATATCGTGTCCTGGGCTTATGCGCAGGAGCCGCGATCGATCATCTGGGCGGCGCGGAACGACGGGGCGTTGCTGTGCTTCACCTGGGAGCAGGAACAGCAGGTCTGGGGCTGGACGCTGTGCGAGACGGACGGGCTGGTCGAGAGCGTGTGCGTCATTTCGGAGAATGGCGAGGACCGGCTTTATCTGACCGTGCGGCGCAACGGAAAATTGCTGATCGAGCGCATGGCGGCGGCGCGCTGGGACGGTGTCGAGAATAGCTGTTTCCTCGACAGCGCCGTCTCCTATGCCTTCGATGCGCCGGCGACGCGGTTGCGGAACCTCGATCACCTCGAGGGCAAGACGATCTCGGCGCTGGCGGACGGTAATGTCGTATCGGGCCTGGTGGTGGCGAACGGCGTTGTCGATCTGCCCGAACCTGCCTTGATCGTGACCGCGGGGCTGCCTTTTGCGGCGACGATCGAGACGCTGCCGCTTGCCTATCAGGGGCAGGCGGGCTGGACGATCGCCAAGCCGCAGACCCAGGCCAAGGCGGTGATCCGCGTGATCGAGACGCGCGGGTTGAAGGCCGGGCCGACCGACGCGAAGCTCGAGACCTTGCGGGCGCGCACGACTGAGATCCTCGGCCAGCCGAACCGGCTCCAGACCGGCCTGCTCGAGACATGGCTGCGGCCCGATATCAATGGCGGCGCGCGGGTGGTGGTGCAATCGAGCGACCCGCTGCCGATGACAATTACTGGCATTTACCTTGATCCCACCGCGACAGAATAGGGCGAGGGCGGATATCCGCATCGTGAAGGCGTCGCCGGCTCATGTCGGGCGGATCGCGAACCGCATGCGAGACGCGGACATCGTCGAGTGTCGCGCGCTTGGACAAAGCCCGAAACAGGCGCTGCGGGAGGGGCTGATCGCTTCGACGTTTTGCCTGACCGCGCTGGTCGACGGCTGGCCCGAGGCGATGTTCGGCCTGGTGGTGACGAATGCATTGGCCGGCGAGGGGACGCCGTGGATGCTCGGCACCGAAGCGATCTATGACCATCCGCGCGCAATGCTGCGCTGGGGCCCGCGCTTTGTGGCGGCGATGCTCGATTCAACTCCAGCGCTCAGCAACCTAGTGTCAGCCGATAACGCCCGCGCAATCCGTTTCCTGCAGCGGATGGGCTTTCACACAGGGGAGGACAGGATGTTCTTCGCCAATACCGAATTCTTCACCTTCACCCAGGAGCGTCGCTGATGTGTGTCCCCGCCCTTGCCGTGCCGCTGATGATCGCTTCCACCGTGGTTTCGGCCGGTGGCGCCGTGTTGTCCGGCATCGGCCAGAAACAGGTGCTCGATTACCAGGCGCAGGTCGCCGACCAGAATTCGAAGCTGGCCGAGAACCAGGCACAGGATTCGATTCAGAACACCAACCTCGAGGCGCAACGCCGGTATCGCGAGATTTCGCGGACCAAGGGCGTGCAGACCGCGGCGATGGCGGCGAACGGCGTGGACCTCAATTTCGGCAGCGCGGTCGATGTGCAGCGCGACACCGCCATGATCGGTGCCGAGGATCTCACCCAGCTCTACAAGGCCGGGAACGAGCGAACCAAGGGCTTCGAAATCAACGCCTTCAACTATCGATCCCAGGCCGCGGGGGATCGCGCCAAAGGGCGTGGTGCGCTGATGGACGGCATCTTCAAGGGTCTTGGCACCGCACTGAGTGGCGCGTCGCAGGCCTCGGACATGGCTGGAAAAATGCCAGTAAAAATGGGTGGATAAACCGATGCCAATTGAACAGGATCTTGCGGCGGATCAGACCGCTGGTAACGATGGGCAGCCCGGCGACGATCAGGGCGTCGCTGTCCAGCCGGCACAATTGTTGAGCGACGTCGGCGATGAGGCCGCCCCGCTCCAACCCGGAAACACGGCCACCTATGTTTCGCCGGTGGCCACCGCACCAGCGCAGGGCGGCAACCCGGCAATGCGGGTCTTCACGCGCGCGCAGACCGATCTTGCGGTTCAGACTGAGGGCAAGCGACCGGCGACGCTCGATCAGGTCGCGCTCGCCGTCCATCATGCGATGGTGGCGGAGGGGTTGAAGCCTCCGCCTCAGCCGCAAGCTGGTGCTTTGACACAAAAGCTGCCGAATCCGGCGACGCCGTCACCCGCCCCGAGAAGCCTGATTGCTCCAGGACCCAATGCTGCCGCCCCAGTCGCGATGCCGGGATCTGGAGCGCCCGCCACGCCGGCCCCCTCCGCGCCGTCATCCCTTGCGCCACCTGTGGCCACTCCACCTGTTGTCGCCCCACCTTCTGTCACGCCGCCCGCCGTCGGACCCGAACGCCCGGGCGCGGGCGGGCCAAAAGGGCAACATGGCAAATTCGGCGACGCATTGAAGGAGTTGATCGAAGCGCCGACGCCAAAGTCTCCACATTACCAGCGCGTCTTGAGCGTATTGACCACGCAGGATCCTGACCGGATCGGTTACCTCTCGTCAAAATATGAATCCGGGGGAGCGGGGCCGGAAGCCATATCTTCCGGCAAGAACGATCCTGGTGGTGTCTCCTATGGAGCCTATCAGCTTTCCTACAACAAGAAGACGCTGCAGGGCTTTCTGGCCAGCGATGAAAACCTGTGGGCACGCGATTTCGCGGGTCTCAAGCCCAGGACCCCGGCGTTCAACAAGAAATGGAAGGAAATCGCGGCACAGGACCCGGGACTGTTCCGCGATGCGCAGTTCAGTTTCATTTACCGGACGAAATATGTCGCTGCCGTCGACGCGGTCAAAAACGCGACCGGTGTTGATCTCGACACGATGCCGAATTCAATCCGCGCGGCGGTCTTTTCAATGGCGGTCCAGCACGGAAGGGCCAGGATCCCGTTGACGAACGCAGTCCTTGCCGCCAACGCCTCGCCCGGAATCGGCGCGCCGGACTATAACGAAAAGCTTCTGCATCAGCTTTATGCGAAGCGATCCGACTATGTGATTTCGGTTGCCAAGGTCACAACGAAGCCGGGCGACAAAAAGACGTTGCTGGATCTCCCCAAGTCCCGCTATCCGAAGGAGGAAATGGACGCTTTCACTGCCTTTCTTTCGGGGCATTGAGTGCAGGCAATAAAGCGCGTCGTTAATTTTGGGGGGCTGGGCATATGGTGCGGTTTTTCATTGTCCCGTGCTTCATCGCGGCGATCATTGGTGGCGGTTCGGCCGCCATCGCCGGCCGGGCCCAGGGCGTCTCCACTCCGTCGCACCCCCAAAGCCGGTCGCGCGGCATTTCCGACCAGACCATCACCGCGTTGCAGCGGCTGGTCCATGCCCGATATCAAAAGGCGCGAAAGTCTTTCCTGTTTAACGAGGATTTCTCCCATAGCGATATCAGCAAGAACCCCTTCTCGATCGCCGTAGACGGCTGGAACCGGCGCCTGGCGGCCTGTGCCGATAACGCATGCCGTTCCGCCGAGCTTTCGTCACAACTCGCCAGGCTGAATTTCGCGCTCGGCGAAAACACCGCAGCGCTGGGGGGAGTGCGGTTACGAACCGGCGCACTTTCACTGAAAGCGCGTGGTGCATCAGGCGACATTGCCATCATGCCGGTTGGTGACGGTTCGATCGTGGTGGCGATCACGACCTTTTATGTCGGCCCTGGTGGCTCCGGCGCCTGGGATTGCGCCGGCATCATCGCCACCGGAGCGCTGGCATCGGCGAGCCCTTCGAGAATGACGCTCTATGACGAGGCGCAGCCGGTGTCGTTCGACCTGAGCGTCGCGAGCCCAGCCAGCGTCAGGCTGTCCGAGAATGCCGAGAACGAAAAGCGCGCCGCGAAAGACGATGGCTGGCCGGCGGTGTGCTCCACGGGAACGATCTTCGGCACCTATCGCGCCGAGCCGGTACGTCGCGGCCATGCTGCACCGTCGAAAGCCGCGCGGTAGCGGCCGGATGCAGCGGTGAATGCCGGCGGATCCGGCGCCTTGATTCAAGACTAGTGCGGATCCGCCTAGGGTTTCTTCCAAAGCAGGAGGGTGCCCATGGCTACCAATTTCGCGTCGAATCTTCAGGCGGTGCGCTGACATGCCCGTCGTTCCTACCGAAGAGAACCGGGTCGGCATTGCCGGCGTCACTGGTGAAAAGCTCGTCCCCGGGGATTTCTCGGGGTCGGGCCTCGATGCGCTCGGCGCGGGGATGCAATCGCTCGGACAGGCCGGCCAGAAGGTCGCCGTTGCGCAGCACCAGCAGGCGATCGAGGACGATGCCGCGGTCAAGAAAGCATGGAACAATTATGCGGAGCAATCCCGCACGATCCGTGCCGGCTTTTATGCGCGGCAGGGCTCCGATGCGGCCTCTGCGCTGAAGCCAGCGACAGACGCGTTGCGCGAAACGGTCGACGGGTTGCGCGACGGGCTGAGGGGCAAACGCCAGCGTGGGATCTTCGATCGATCGGTTCCAGAGCGCCTCATTGCCGATGTGGCGAAGATGGACGATCATGTCGCGGCGCAGAATGTCGTGGACCAGCAAAAACAAAGCCTTGGTGTCCAGGGCAATGCCAGGGGCGATGCGGTCGAGAATGCCGGCGATCCGGAGCAGTTCCAAAGGCATGTCGATACGGGCATCGAGACGATGCGGACACGGGCGCTGTTGCAGGGAAGGGACCCGGCCTCGGTCAATCATGAGGCGGCGCATTTTCTGTCGTCGATCCACCGCGACGTCGCTGATGGGCTGACGGCCCATGATGCGCTCGCCGCGCATCAATATCTTCGCGACAAGGCCGGCGAGATGATCGCGCCGCACCGTGACGAGGTGGCGCGCTCGCTCGCGCCCGTGCTTGGCGAGGCGCAGGCTGTTGCTGATGTCGATATGCGCGATGCGCTCCGATCACCGACCGCGCCCGTGACGCCGCCCGGCGATATCGCGGCGGTGACGGGGCGGATGCTCACCGTCGAGTCAGCCCGGCAGGCGGATGGGGGAGGGGTGCGTGCCGCCGCTGTCTCGCCGGGGCCTGTGAACGAAAAGGACAATGTAGCCGGGAGCGACGCTCCGGGCCGTGGGGCCAATGCCGCTCGTACCGCCGAGCTGGCCGCGCTGATGCGCCATTATCGCGGCGACGCGGCGAAAGCATGGGCGGCGTCGCTGCAGGGGCAGGCGGGCGTGGATGCGCTGGTCGCGAACCACGGCGACGCCTGGTTCGGCGCGCTGCCCGAAGATGCGCGCAAGGCGGTGACGGCCAATATGACATTGCTCGGCGCCGCGACGTCGCCGCGCACCCCGCCGACGCCGGAAGATCATGCGTCCACATCTTCGTGGATCCAGGCCCAGGACTGGAAGGACGATCGCAAGCAGCTGGCGCATGAGGAACTGCACAAGCGCGTCGGCCTCGCCAACCGGCAGCGCAGCGCGGCACAGGATGCTGCCAAGGAAACGGGCCTCGCGCTTGCGCGCACACTTGGCCCGGGGTTCATCTCGGTCAACCAGCTGCCGCCGGCGGTGCGCCGCGATCTCCCGGACGATGCGCTTGCCGCACTGACGCTCCGCGCCGATCGCAATGTGCATCCGGTTACGGTCGCGCCGCACGGCGATGTCGCGACGAAGCTCAACCGAATGGCCGCGACGGATCCCGAAGGGTTCGCGAAAGTGGATCTGCGCCTGGAGCAGGACCGGATGTCGCCCGGGGAATATAGCTCGCTCGAGGACACGCAAAAGGGGATGGCCAGCTATCCGCCCGCGCCAGCTACCGTCACCCAGCGCAATCTCTGGGACGAAATCCGCCGGAACGGGCTGGATGATGGTGCGACGCCCGGCGCGGGAGCGGTTCCGCCGTCGCCGGACGAAGCGCAGGTGGACCATCTGGCCAATGTGGCGTCCATTCCCGAGGCGTTGAGGGGTACCGCCGCGATCAAAGGGACTGTGCGGGAGATGTTGCGAAGGGACTGGACACCGGACCAAATTCAGAACCAGCTCTACGAAGCCTATGCGCGGCGCTCGCTTGATCTGAGCTCCGGCTATCATCCGGGTGAGGTCGGAATCCTGCCCGGGGGAGGGAATCGGGACGAAATCGTGCCGGAGGCGCAGTTCAGGAACATCGCGTCCGGGCCGGATGGTCAGATTACGTTCGACCCCAATGGCCGGCCGGTCGTCGGCTCGGATGGCGCTTCGCCCTCGGACGCGATCCTGAAGTCGCTTTTCCCGACACCACAGCCTGTCAAGAAACGGGTGCCTTCCAATCAACTCGACTATGGGGATTTCAGCACTTTATGGGAGGCCGAGCGCAAAAAGGGCGTCAAGCTGCCCAAATTTGTACCGGCTGAAGCATGGAAGAAATTTGCGCCGGATGCGGACAAGATGCATCCAGAAACGGACGCTCGCCCTTATGAGCGGATAACGCTGCACCATACGGGTAGCGAAGATACGCCGGAGGCCGTGGAGATCCTGCATGGCCATGAATCGCGACTGCATAAAATTGGCAGAATGATCAATAGTCCCGGCAACCAGGAAGATTACGACACTTATGGTGATGTCGGATATCATTTCCTGATCGGTCGCGATGGCACTATTTATGAAGGCAGGTCACTTGCCTATCAAGGCGCGCACGTAATGGATCAGAACGAGCGGAATATCGGAATCGCCATTCTTGGGGATTATTCGCGTCAGCCTCTGAATTCCGCACAGATACGTTCAGTGAAATATCTGATCATGGAACTCAATCGCGCATATCACGTGAGTACTAATGCTGGAGGCCTGCCCTATGTTTTCACGCACCGGGAATTGGCACCCAGTGGGAAATTTGCGAGGCCGGATGAACTCGTAGGAGCGCAGAAACAGACAGATGAAATCGAAGCCTGGAGCCGGCGCTTTCTTCCGCCTCTGGCGAAGGACCACGAATGGGTCTTGCAGGCGCTCCCACCAGCCAGAAAGGGTCGCTGAATATCGGCCTTTGTTATGGCGGATATTCGCCATGGCCGATAGCGATCCAGGTCGGGAATTGGCATTGACTCGACGGGAACAAAAGGGGATCACTGCAGCGTAGTCATAAATCGACTGCCAGGGAGCGTGGATGCGCTGACCTGATAACACATGACCGGGATGGCTGTTATGCTTCGTGCGACAAAACGCAGGATGACCGTGATCATCACCGGTGTGGTCACCATATTCGTATTTGCCATTTATATTGATATTTTCAGGCTTAGCGTTGAAGATAATGAGAATTTCATTGCGCTCGCACCGTCAGGTATAAGGTCATTCTACCTGGACAAAGTATTCTCTATAAGAAACGAAGACTGTCGACCTTGCCGATTCAGGCTTGTCTCCGCACTTCACGCTGTTCAGAACGACGCTGAATTCTATAAGAATTCATATCAATATGATTATACCAAGATATTGCCGTTTATAAAGAACAGTGAAGATGATACCGGGGGATTTTCGGAGCCAATCTATCAGATGGCTTGCAATATAATTCTATTAAGTAATGATAGAAAGCTGTTCGTAAAGATGGCGGAGATGTACAGGGCAACGCCCAGTATTCCCTACTCCTGCGTTGTGCAGGCCGATTGGATCAAGCGGGAGCGTCCTGCTCAATATCAGGATATACGGCAAAATCTGCAGTCCATCGCAGCCTATGCGCCTATGCTGAAACGAGTGGATGATACTTCGGGGCTTCATCGATAGTCGCGAGCGGACGGCGCTGTGCTGAAGCCGACATGGAATTAATGTGCCGCGGAAAGTGCCCGTCCCTTCCATCTGAATACTACTCGCTTCCGTTTGGCGCGAACCGCGGCGGTTGCCGATGTCGATATGCGCGATGCGCTCTGGTAGGCGCGTGGTTCGGGGCGCTGCCCGAGGGTGCCCGCAAGGCGGTGACGGCCAATATGAGATTGCTCGGCGCCGCGACGTCGCCGCGTACCCCGCCGTCGCCGGAAGATCATGCGTCGACATCTTCGTGGATCCAGGCCCAGGACTGGAGGGACGATCGCAAGCAGCTGGCGCATGAGGAACTGCACAAGCGCGTCGGCCTCGCCAACCGGCAGCGCACCGCAGCGCAGAATGCAGCCAAGGAGACGGGCCTCGCGCTTGCGCACACGCTTGGCCCGGGGTTCATCTCGGTCAACCAGCTGCCGCCGGCGGTGCGCCGCGATCTCCCGGACGATGCGCTTGCCGCGCTGACGCTCCGCGCCGATCGCAATGTCCATCCAGTTACGGTCGTGCCGCATGGCGATGTCGCGACGAAGCTCAACCGGATGGCTGCGACAGATCCCGAAGGGTTCGCGAAAGTGGATCTGCGCCTGGCGCAGGACCGGATGACGCCTGGGGAATATAGCTCGCTCGAGGACACGCAAGAGGGGATGGCCAGCTATCCGCCCGCGCCCGCCACCGTCACTCAGCGCAATCTCTGGGACGAGATCCGTCGCAACGGGCTGGATGATGACGCGACGCCCGGCGCGGGAGCGGTTCCGCCATCGTCGGACGAGGCGCAGGTGGAGCATCTGGCCAATGTCGAGACCATTCCCGAGGCGTTGAGGGTAACCGACGCGATCAAAGACACTGTGCCGGAGATGTTGCGAAGGGACTGGACCCCGGACCAGATCCAGAACCAGCTGTACGAAGCCTATGTTCGCAGGTCGACTGGCTTGAATTCGGGACCAGTGGATCAGGAGGGCAGCTCGGATCAGTTGGGGTCGGATCAGTGGGGGAAACCTTTAGCGAACGATCAGCCTGGAGTGGAGGACAACGCCACCGGCACCGAGCAGACCGCACAATTGATTCCGGCCGGTTATGGCAAGGCCAAGCGGCGCACGCCGAAAGCGAAACAACCGTCAGCTGCGGACGCCCTGCCAGAATGGGCAAGGCGTCGAAATCTCAGCGTGTGGCGAAGCCCGGTCTATCTCAGCACCTCGCAAGACTCGCCTGACAAGGACATCTACGACGGTCTCAAGCGAATGGGCAACCCTGATGACTTGACCATTATTTTCTCTCACGGCTCTCCCGAATCCGGCAAAACAACGGATAAATCACGCGGGCAAGACCCGGTGACCAGGCGCGATGACAGAGAGATGGATGCGAAAGATATATACGTGACTTTACGACAAAAGAATTTCGTTCAAGGTACTCCCATTCTTCTTACAAGTTGCTTTGGGGCCAATGACGATGCAGCACGACAATTGTCGGCTATGACAGGCGGCATCGTTTATGTTGCCAAAGCCTATGTCCTGGCGCCATCCGCTGCAAATCATCGGTACGATCTGTCCGTTCATACCGACGGCCCGAGAAAGGGCGAAAGATCGGGCTACGCCAAATTCAATAACGGCAAGGAAGTTCCGTCGGAGCTGCTGGCGCTAAGGTACAACGAAGACACGCACCAATGGAGTAGGCTTACCCGAACGCCACCAGCGCCCGTGGGTGATCGAGTCCCCGCACCGCTAAGCGGGTGGGCTAGGGTTTGGCATGATCTGACCAGGTGGTGATCAAACCGGAACGTCTCGCTTGATCGGCAGGAGTCGGGTTGACAAGAGGCGAACAAAAGGTGATCATCGTGAGATAACGAAGGGGTCTAGTAAATTCCACGTGTAGCTGACTTGGGAGCGCTTGCGCGATCTGCAGCACTTCCTGACGGCAAGTGCACGGATAGACTTGAGGAGAGGGTGCCGTGCGATCACATAGCTGCATCCTGCCGGAGCGCGATTGCTCGGTTGGCGATTTCACGCCGCACATTTCCGGAGGTGGGCAGGCCGTCGGGGAAAATCTCGGATCGGCCGGGTCGCGGCATGGGACGATGAATAATGAGTGACCGGCCGCGGTGGGGAATTCGCACGGCGCTCATCTCATTTGTGCTTAGCGGGATCATTACGTCGGCCTTCATTTTGATATGGCCCCGTCAGACAATAGCGCAATGCCTCTACGTCTATAACAATGATCCGTCCGAACAGCTAATCCTTGGCTGGGATATGACTGGGTGCGACGAGGCGATTGAGGAGGCGGCAAAATCGGGAAATATAGATGCAGCGGTCGTCGGCGCCAATTATTTCAAACTGTATAGAAATGACGACCGTAAGTATGTCCATTATTTGCGTATATCTATAGAATTAGGAGATAACCGTTCAATATTGCAGTTGGCCCATCAATTGCTTTATGGCGGGAAACATGCACCGGGTGAGGCTAATGTGAAGAATTGCCCTGAGGTACTTGGATTGCTGAAGAAGTACAAGCTTCATGCGCTGACCCCGAGCGATGAATCTACAAGAGATTATTATCTACAGCAGAAGGGGCATTTCGAGGATTATCGCGCAGCATGCAGCCCGTCTTCGAGCAAGGCCAACATAGGGGGTGGGCATGCCGCGCATGAACAATGAAATGAAGCGGCTATTGGCGATATCGTCGATCTGGCTGGCCATCCCGCCCTGGATCGGCGCGCTTTTGATCACGCCCTATATGAGATTCGACGACTGGGGATCGAGCGCGACGATGAAGCGGCCCCATGTTGCGCATCTGGTTTTCGGCTTCGAAGCGGTATCCGTCGCATTGCTCCTCGCCGCATGCTTCCTGATCTTCCAGGTCAAAGCCAACCGGCAAAGCTGGCGGAACTGGGCGTTTGCTTTTGCCGTGGTGCTGATGATTGGTACGGCAATCGCGCGGGTCGTCTACACCTGGCGTCATGTGTTCGCCTGAAACCAGAGCGTTGGATAAGAATAGGATATAATGCCAATGCATCGGGGGCTTATGGAAAGGCGGCAGCCAACTGAGCTGAAAATACCAAGATCATTATCATTGGAAATTATTCTGGCTGAATAGGAAAATATGGCTATTTGAAAAAAGTGGCCGCGCTCATCCTGAGAGAGGGAAGGCCTCCGGATATTGCTCATAAATTCGTATCATTTCTGATCGCGGTGTAAATTATCGATGTGTCGTTACAGCCGCTCGTGGCTGGCACTGCCTGTATCCGGAACTATGCACTAAAAATCCTCAGCCCCTGCAATTCAATGACATCACCCTTTAGCCGTTATCCGTATTAGTGTATCCAGTATCCGAGATGAGGGTGATCGATGCACTCCAGAAAGCCAGAATTGAATCCGTTACGTCACGTGATGAGCATAGTCTGGATCACTCTCCTGACGTTTCCCTTCTCTCCCTCGATCTACTTTCTGATCATCCGTGGAAATCGCTGCTTCGAAGCGCCCGCTCCCCTCGCTATTGCTGAGTCTCCGGTCAAATGCCTTCTCGGCATCACCGTCTTCGCGCCGTTTTTCGCCGTATTCGGCGGGCTCGCGCATGATGACGGGCCGGACGACAATCCATGGCCCGGCATTTTTCTTACGGCGCTGATCATCGGCATCGCGTTAGCGGTGATCCGGGCATACCTCTTCAGGCCTCGATCGGCCGCTGAACAGCGGTAAGATTTGCGCGATACGCTACCCGCCCATCGCATGTGCATTCGATTGGGTTCTGCCGCCCGGCGATATCGCGGCGGATGCTCACCGTCGAGTCAGCCCGGCAGGCGGATGGGGAGGGGCGGCCGCCGCCATCTCCTCGCCTGGGCCGGCGGACGAAAAGGACGATGCAACCGGCAATGGTATTGACTCGATATGAACAAAAGGTGCTCATCTGAGCATGACGATGGGGCGGATGTCAGGGTCTGACGCGCTGACCTGGCAGGAGGATCGCGTGATGAATGCCGGGGGAAGCGCGGAATGAGGTTTGCTCAAACAGGTTGGGTCGCACACGCGTTTCTCCTGAGCGCTGTCGCAACCGGATATTATTTAATCGATTGGCCACGGCCGACGTTCCGGGAGTGCTGGAACGGGTATTTCCTGATCCCAATAGAAGACCGGTGGCTGCATGAGCTGAGCGACCTGAAGGACTGCCGGGAAACATCTGCGGCCGAAGCGATAAAGGTTTGAAACCGGGATCCCGGAATTCGCCGTGCCAATTACGCGGGGCGCCGAGCCTCGACATATTGAGAAAGTCGAGGATCGTGATTGAAGCGGTCGGCGTGCGAATCCAGAAAGCCGAGCACCGAACCCGGATCCTTGTACCCATAATGCACGCAGTCGGAAAAGCCGGCTGCGCCGAGCGCGCTCAACAGCTCCGCTCGCGAGTAGATATGGGCATGGCCATGTTCGTAAAAGGTTGAGTTCAGGAGATCGCACGAGACTGAGCCATCCAGGATGCCGGCGCTCAGCCAGTCGAGATCGGGCGTGGCGACTCGCATCGTTCCGCCTGGCTTCAGGATCCGGAAGCATTCACGGAGAAGCGCAAACCCGCGATCCTTGTCGACATGTTCGATCAGCTCCTCGAGCAGGATGAGATCGACCGACCCGCTTGTGAATGGCAGGGTCCTCATGACATTCACATAGCTGTCGGCGCGGGGATCGATATCCACCGTCAACGCGCCCTCGATGGTGTTGCCGCCGCCGCCGAGATTCAGCAGGCGCGAGCCCTGCGCACTGGCTTCCCATTTCCGGCGATAGGCTTTCGAGACCGTCGGACCTAGCAGCGGCCACAGGAACGGAATCTTGGTGCTGGCGAAGCGCGCAACCGCATGCAACGCGCCGTAGCGTGCGCGGTAGAGCTTCAGCCGGTTGAGCAGGCCGGGCGGGGTGGCCGTAGGCAATGAGAACGGCAGGGAAGGATTCTGCATTTCAGTAGCCTAGGGTTGGTTTGATTGAACGCAAGCCCCCGTGCGGTTGCTGGTCGGTTCGACTACGAGTCCGCGTAGCGTTGCTATTGCGTTCGAATTCGCATTGTCGAGCGGATGTCTCGTCGTGACTGCGCCAATCCAAAGACGCCCTTGATTCAACAAGTGTCAGCTTCGCCGTATCTCCTGTCCATTATCAGGAGGTGCGCGTGGCAGGTATCAGTTCGAATGTTTACAGCGGTCCTTATGACGCAGACGGCGCGCAAACCGCGTTCCCATTCACCTTCTCGATCGCGACAGAGAACGAGGCCGCCGTCGAGATGGACGGTCTGCCGGTTTCGCCCGATTTATACCGGGTCACGTTCGACAACGCCGGAGGCACCGTTACCTTCCTGACGCCGCCGGCCCTGCATGCGCAGATCCTGCTTCGGTCGAACCCCGACTATCTCCAGACAAGCAGTTTCGAGAATGAGGGCTCCTATAACCTCGATACGGTCAACCTGATTAACCGTCGCGCCACGATCCGCGATCTTGTGACGAAGGAAATGGCGGATCGGGCGTTGAAGGTTCCGCCCGGCGCGTTGGCTCCGGATCTGCCGTCCTTGATCGATAGCGACGGCATGGTGCTGAGCGTAGCCGACGGCCGACTCCGCTGGATTGCGAACGACAATGCCTCCGCCGAAGATGCGGCGGCGCGGGCGGAGGCGGCCGCCGCTGGTGCTGCTGCGCAGGCAATTTTGGCGGACACGGCCCGCATCCGGGTAGAAGCGATCGCCGGCACTGGAGTTGGTCGGGTTTTCGAGAGCTGGGCCGCGCTTTCGGCCGTCACCGGCGCAGCCGACGACGGAGCGGTGGTGATCGATGCCGATGGAGGGGCGCACGCCGACCCGATCGTCGGCGGCACTGTCGCCAATGCCGGGGTATTTCGTTACGTCGTCGGAACACCACATGGTTGGAAGCGGATCGCAAATACTCTCGCGCTCGACGCCAGCTTGAGCGCAGCCACGGCAACTGCCGCCGCGGCTTCCGCAACAAGCGCTCTTGCGCGTGTTGATCCGGCGCATGCCAATGAACACTGTGCTCTGATTCAGGGCTGCGCAGTCAATAGTGCGACCACCAATGCCGATAATACCGTTACACTGAACGGAACTACGGCGAGTTTCTCGTTCCTTCCGACACCCGCGTTTCTAGCCGCTCGCGCCGCGGGTTCGGTCGTGACATTTGTCTTTGAACGTGTGTCTGGCTCGGCGTTGACCACCGCGCCGGTGCTTTATCGCAAGGCTGGTTTCACCAACCTGCATGCGGATACGATGACGCTCAATAGTTATGGCGAATATTCGATCAGCTTTGTCATCGACGCCACTTGTGACAGCATCCAGATAGTTGCGGCCAGCGCTGGTTCAACCATCATGAAAATGCCCGGATTCGCACCGCTTCAGCCGGCACGGGCGCACAGTGATGCAAAGCTGTTAGCGACGGAAGGATTTCAACGCTCGAAAATAGATACAATCCTGCCGATCTCGTACACCGTTTCGCCGACCGGCCTTTCTGGGGGCTCAACCTACTCGAACGGATCCTTCACGATTCCGCCCGGTGGAGGTGGAGGCATTGACCTTCTTTCTCCGCTTGCAATCACGGATGGCGGGTACGGTGTGGTCTCGTTCGAGAGCAACATGCCACTCGGTAACGTCATCAATTCGCTCAGTACTATTTACAGCTCCGGACATACGGGCGCGCCAATAACGACACCTGCGTTCGAGCAAATCGGCGAAACATTGTATCAGATCGTGTTCGATGTTCAGTCGGCAGGTTATCCCTTTGCCGGGTTTCGAATCTTTACCAACAACACCACCACCCTAACGGCCGTCATCTCGAACATCCAGATCTGGCCGGGCAAGGTGCTGCCAGCCACGCTCAAAGTGCCGGCGCTCGTGAAAGACTATGCCGATAGCGCGGCATATCTTGCGATTTCCGACCTGCCCGCACGCCACCGTGTCCACGTCTGGGGCGACAGCACCTCGCACAATTACGCCCTCCCGGTAACCGACAACTGGCCTGCGCTGTTGCAGGGTCGGTCAGGCGATGCCGCCAGGCTTCTCAACCATGCCTTTGCCGGCAATGTCGCCAACACCGGTGATGCACAGGTGGCGGCGCTGAATCCAGTCATCACGGTCAGCGGCAATGCGATCCCGGCCGACCTGACGCCAGTCGCGGTAACTGCCTATGACATCGCGCCAGTCATGGGTTTTACGGCGAGCAACCCGGATCTCGACAACATCTGGCTAGTCGAGGGCCGCAAGGTTCGCGTGTCCTCCACGACATTCGACGGATCCCAAAATCCGACCGCGCTAACCCTCACCCCCATCTCCCCGGCAGCTGCGCCAACTCCGGTCCCGCCCGGCTCCAAGATGATGTGCGTCCAGGGCCTTCAGGCCACCAACGATTTCCACATTATCTGGGGCTGGTTCAACTCGTCGGCGCAGACGATCACCGGGATGATCCCGATCGTCGCCCGGGTCGGCATGCAGAACTGCCTCATCATGCCCGCGTTGCAGGCGCTAAGCTCGGGACCGGTAAACCCCTATTCCGCGCAGATGCAGGCGATGTGGCCCGGCCGGGTCTATGACCCCAATTTCGCGCCGACCGCGCCCGAGCTGGCCTATCTGCTCGCAACCTATGGCTGGTCGCCCGATGCCACCGACCTCACCTATATCGCCGCGAACAAGATCCCGCCCGGGCTGCGCATGCCCAGCGACAATATCCATCTCAACCGGATGGGCGGCGATCTGATCGCGCGGCGCGTGTATAATTCGCCGCAATATCAGGCGATGCTGTTCGGGCACACCACGCCCGATGCACGGGTCGGCGCAGTCCAGATGTTCGCGAGCAAGCCCAACGCCCGCTGGCTGCCCTGTGATGGTGCCGTCTATACCCAGGCGGCTTATCCCGCCCTGTTCGGCGCGATCGGCGCGCAGCCCAATATCGGATCGTCGACGATTGCTACCGCCGGTGCCGGCACGGTCAACACGATCGAGTTCGGCAATGCGCTCTACATGGCCTTCACCACGACGGGCATCTATTCGGCGAGCGATCCCAAGGCGACCTGGACGCTGCGCCAGGCCGGCAATTTCAACCACGGCATCTGGGACGGCGCGCAATGGATCGCGGTCGGCGCGGCCGGCATCCTCTACACCTCGAGCGACGGCCTGACCTGGGCCTCCCAGACCAGCCCGAGCGGCGGGACGGCGATCAACTTCATCATGAAGGCATCGACCCATTATCTCATCCAATATGGCGGCACGATCGCCAGCGCCGCGACCGTCACCGGCACATGGACCGCGCGCGCGACCGGCAAGGCCTTCAACGTCAGCCGGATCGCCTGGAGCGGCACCGTGCTCGTCGCGGTCGACAATCTGATACCGATCTATTCGACCGACGACGGTGTGACCTGGTCGAACGGCTCAGTGTCGGCCGCCGCCGGCTCACCAAATTCGCTCTATTTCCCAGCTTATGGCAACGGTCTGTTCGTCGTCTTCGGGCTCAGTGGTCGCGCGCTCAAATCGACTGATGGCATCAACTGGACCGACAACCGGCAGGCAGGGGTCACCGGCAGCCTGCAGAATTGCGCGGTATGGGACGGTGAGGACTGGATCCTTCCACCCCCGACTACCCTCTTCCAACTCTACGCCTCGCGCGACAATTTCGCGACGCCGATGCGGTCGATCTACCGGGGTGTGCTCGATTATGTGACCGCGTTGCTGGTGGTTGGGCCCGTCCCGCTGGCCCGCAACGATCTCTATATTTTCCCCGGCGCCGGGACATCCGGCAATATCCTGGTTGTCGACAAATATAGCTACAACAAGGCGACCAGCTTCGTGGCGCCCTTGCTGACCCCGATCCTCACAGGCGGGTCGCCCGGCGTCGAGCGTAGCTATGTCTATGCGGGCGAATCGTGATGGCGCCCCGCAAATCCGAGGCCGGGGGTATCGAGAATATCGACACCGGCATCGCGCTCCTGCTCGGCGAGATCCGCGGGCAGATGCGTGAACTCATCCACTCCACCAACGCCACAGGCATGAAAATCGATGCTTTGGCCGCGCGCGTCTCGGCGCTCGAGGCTGAGCATAACCGCCGCCAGGGCGCCAGCAACGTCCTGCACGCGCTGCTCAAGAGCCCGGTGCTTGGCTGGCTGGTCGGCGTCTCCGTCTCGGCCTGGGCGATTCTGACCGGAAAGGTTCACCCATGATCCATAGCAAGGCAGCCCGCGACCTGATCGCCGCGTTCGAAGGTCGCCGCCACCAGGCCTATCCCGATCCCGCGACCGGCGGTGATCCCTGGACGATTGGCGTCGGCCATACCGGGCCCGAGGTCCACAAGGGGCTGACATGGGACGATGCCCGGATCGATGCGGCGCTCGATGCCGATCTGAAGCGCTTCGATGAAGGGGTGAGCGCGCTGATCGGCGCGGCGCCGACCGTGCAGAACGAGTTCGATGCGCTCGTTTCGTTCGCGTTCAACCTCGGGCTCGGCAATCTCGGCAAGTCGAGCCTGTTGTCGTCCCACAAGGCCGGCGACAAGGCCGGCGCCACGATCGAATTCGCTCGGTGGAACCGGGCAGGGGGCAAGCCGATGTCCGGCCTGACCCGGCGTCGCGCGGCCGAGGCGCGGCTGTATCAGGGCGCGCGGCCATGAGCCTCAATTTCCTGAAAGGCCCGACGAACCAGCATCTCGAGCTGTCGCGGATGCTGTGGGCCATCTCCATGCTGTCCGGCATCGGGTTCGCCGGCGCGCACCTCGTTATCGACCACGCCTTCAGCATCATCGAGTTCGGGACCGGCATGGGCCTGCTGATGGCGGGCGGGGGTGGTGCCACGGCGATGAAGGATACTGCGGTCGCCCGGGCCGTCTCACCACCGGAGCCGGGATCATGATCTGGCTGAAACGGGCCGTGATCGACACCGCCTGGCTAGCCCTGGGCGGGTTCGCCCTGCTCCTCTGGATGGAACGGGAGGCGGGATATGGAGTGGATTGAAAAGAACCTCGCAAAGGTCAGCCTCATCACGGCGGCGGCGTTGATCCTGCTCGCAGTGTTCGGCTGGCATGAATGGCGGGCAACGCGAACGGCCAAAGTCGAGGCCAGGCTCGCGACTGGCCAGGCGGGTGCGGCGCTCGCCAGCGGCCAGGATGCCGCCAACACCATCGGCAACCGCATGGAAGCGGACGCCGCCACTGACACCGTCACCAGGGAAAACGACCATGCGATACGGACTGCCCCGGGCGCGGATGCGCCTGTCGATCCCGCTCTGCGCGATGCTGCTTTGCGCGGCTTGTGTCGGCGCGCCGCCTATCGTCACGACGCCAAATGCCTGCAGCACGCTGATCCCCGATAGCTGGCGGTCGCCGGTCGCGGGCGCCGATCTGCCGGACGGAAACACCGTCGCCGACTGGGTCGCGTTCGGCGATGCGCAGACCGGTCAGCTCGACAAAGCGAACGGCCGGACGACCGACGCGCTGGCGATCATCGGGCGCTGCGAGGCGCGTGATCTGGCCGCGGTGAAGAAAGCCCGGCCCAAAGTCCTCGGCATCTTCTGATCAGATCTCGGCGAACCATGCCTCCATCGCGGTGATCGCGGCTTCGGTCGGGATCAGATACCAGCGCCGCCGGTCCTCCGGGTCAGGCCGCCGCTCCACCAGACCATGGCGCTGCAGCGCCTCGATATAGCGGAGCGCCGTGGTCGGCGGCACGGCAGCGGCGATGGTGGCGCTACTGATCGAGATCTGCTGGCCCCGCACATGCGCTGTGTAAAGATCGAGCAATATGTCCCAGGCGGGATCGCCGAACAGCTCGGCCGCAGGTCCGAACGCCCGGGCACGTTGCGCGCGGGCGCGAGAGATATGCGCTGCCTGGTCAGCATAAGCGGCCGGGCCGGTGATCAGCGCGGCGAGAGTTTCGATCTCGCGGGACAGCCGCTCGATAACCGGCGTCAGCTTTCGATGATGCCAAGCCGCAGCCGGGCGCGGTGGCGCCAGGTCGCGATCCCCAGCATCATCACGATCGGGTAACTCACCAGCGCGCTGTTGATCATGTACACCGGGAACACGGTCCCCGGATTTGCCAGCTCGCCCAGATGAGCGACCACCGTGTAGGCATGGAGTGAGGTCATCCATATCGGCCAATACCTGTCCGTGTTGAGCGCAAGGGCTGTGAGCCCGAGCAGCAGCGCGACATCGACCCAGAAAACATCGAATTCAAAGCCGCGGAAATGGCCGAGCATTTCGAGCGCGAAGAGCTTCGACAGGATGGTGGCGGCGAGAAGCATCGCCGCCGCCAGCCGTTCGGGCTTTCCCCCGGACGCGAGCGCGTAGCCGCAATTGGCGAGAAGCAGGGCATAAAAGAGCATGATGTGAAGCGGCATGCCGCGATCGGATCACCGACCGCGGCCCCGCGTCAAGCCCCGCCTGAAACCTGGCGTCGATCGGCCACCAGCGAAAGATTGGGGCCGGGCGTCGCCGTGGCGAGCAGGCCGCAATCCCATTGGTCCCCGAACAGCATCGGCAAATCGAGCCGGCGCCCGAAAGCCGCGCAACCCGCATGGAGCTTGACCGCCTGGGCGCGGGCATCCGCCAGCACCATGCCGATCTCCATATTCTTGTAGATCAGGGCGTGCCCGTCGCGGATCGGCAAGCCGGCCGCCTTGCGCGCCTCGATCATGGCGATGGTCAGTTTTGCGCTGCCGGCGATGGCCGCGTCGATTTCGTCTTCCATCGCACGTAACGGGAGCCGCGCCTCGATCGCGGCGGTGAAATCTGCCTTGGACAT